GCGACAGTGTTGCTACCCACAGCGGCAGTAGCAAGGGCCTGTGGCAGCGATTCAGCTGCTCCACCGGCTCCACGACTCACACCAATGACAGCCATCATGTTGTTGGAAGTTGAAGGCTGCAGTGAATCGACATGTATGAACATTCGTCGAATCACCTTTCTGGCGTAATGTTTCTCAACGTCAGCGACATAGGCTTGACCTATGTCGGGATCTCCAGCAAGGATCGGTACTTGTCCCGAAATTTTACTACCTGTGCTGAACCCTTGGATCAGGTACGTTGAGGATGCTGTCTGATAGTAGACAGAATTGTTGGTACCGTTGGTTCCATTGCCAACGTAAGTGTAACCAGCAACCCAGGTAATCCTGTGAGAACGGATATCGGACATGCCGAGTTTGGTCAGGCGCGTTCTCACCACAGCTCCGACCTGCTCAGAAGCAGGATTTCGGAGAAGATTCCTAGGACCCATGAGGATACCATTGGGATTGTTCTGTCTCTTCTGGCGCGGTACCAATTGGGTCCGCTGACCAAACAGTTGCTGTTGCGGATTCACAATCCAGTTCAACTGAGGTTTCTGCCGTTGTGTTCTCAGTGGCGGCTGAGGCTGTTGCCGTTGGGGCCGTACAGCAATTGTTGTAACTTGTCTCTTCATGTATTGGATACCCCTGAAGATTGGGGGACTGTTCTTCGGCACTAATGAGTTACCTTCTCATCTCTCTGTGCAGTCTCTCGACTCTACGTGTATTATCTATAGTAAAGGTTGACAGCGCTCGTCTTAAGCGAAGTCTGTCTGACGTCAACCCAGTCCTCTAGGAATTATCACCGTCTGTTGTTTAAGCAGCGGTCTCGTTTCGCCTATTGAGGAGTTTCTTACTATTGAGGAATTTATTCTCGAACTGATCGTCTAAAACGACTGTGTACTTTTAATGTATCACTTCCCAAAGGGATCTCGAGTCTTCCACGATATTGGAGTGCCCAGCGAATTACGCTCTTCTTGGAGCAACACCGGGGCAACCGTTTACACTTGGTACGTAAATCTTTATGAACTCTACTGTGGCTAGGAATTACATCACATCTTTCGATAGTAACCTGATACCCAGTACGTCAACGCAACCATTCGGTTGGAGGCCTTAGGACCTCTTTTAGAGAGTTAACAAGTGCGGAACCAATAACATCTGCAGTCGGACGCCGTCAAGTAACGGTCTTCTGGGGCGTATTTATTTACGTCGTACCTTGCAGTGTTGGGGACAGGGGTCAGAGTGTATGATAAGCTCAAGTGGAACTTTTAAAACCACAAACCCATTTCGGGCGCTACAATACCTCTCCTATGCCTGGGCTAGTTTAACGTCGTAGCCACGACAACAAGTCACAGGACTGAGAGTCACTAACCTCTCTACCTACACCAAGCGTTCGGTGAGGGATCCCATCTAATGAGAGTGGATATCGTACGGACGAAGGCTTTATCTCCCTTCAATAATGTCCTCGATCTACAGGCGTTTTCCAGATCTCTGTACTCACGTCTATCTCTCGCAGACCGCCTAACATCATCAGATGTTTCTGCGGCGGTACGAACCCAGGGCTCGTTGACATCGAGGTCAACTGATCGGAGCTCTGGTCCGGGTATAGGTCTACAAAGACTTGCCCGGGCAGCATTCGATAAAAGATATTGCTGCGCACGAATAACCTGAGATTTCTCAATTTTGAAACGCCATCCAACAGGTGGAAGAACTCCTAAGCCTCCAATTTGGACAGGCAAAAAGAGATTCTTAACTCCACCGTGGACTGTAGCGCATTCGAGAACAATCTCAGCGTGTTTATTTGCAAGAATCCACTTCATCATTCGGCCTTGTTGGCCAGGGAGACATCCCTCAAGAACGGTATTGATATTGCAAGTATAACCTTCAGGCTTACGGTCGTCGCAGGACGCCGTTCCCAACTTACTCTCACGATTTTGAACCTTGTGTTGACCATAAGCAAGTCCAACATTCAAGTAATCGATCCTCCAGGGATGTACTTTTGGTTGCGCAATGGGCGCATGTACAGAGATACTGTTGACGTTCAAATAAGTATCATGAACGTAAGCCTTTCCAATGCTCATCTCGAGGCCTACACGTTTTCCAATAGCAACGTGCTCCTCCCACAGGGATTTTGGACCTGAATATACCATGTCATCACCATTGATTAGAACATGATTCAGTCTCTGTGTATCCGTCCATCCTTGCTGTAGCTCTTTCGTCGCCAAAAGGTAGACGCCTAAGTTTGCTAAACAGAGAATAGGAAAGGATAAGACCGAGCCCATTAATTGACCATTACGCTGAACTCCGCGGAATTCTGTCTTCCCATCCCGGGTCGGATAGAAGAGTTTATGTGGTCCGAGTACCTTCATCGCTAAGTCGAACTGATGTTGTGGCAATTGGGAAATGAGGCATCTAAAGATCGCCCCAGAATACTTCCACGAAAGTCCATCAGTCGCTGCTGAGTAGTCGATTGAGAACCACTTCCAATCGGATAGTGCGTTTTCTCTAAGATCAATAATGTCAGTCGCCGAAAAAGGACGACCGATTAGACGAAAGCAGGGCATGTCACGCATCGACGTATGCATTGCCTTCTGAAGGGGTTTCATCGAGTAATAAGGGATAGCTTCTCCTTTAGAGATTACTCTCACTTTATTCGGCTCAAGAACGGCCTGAATTGTGCATGAAACGGGTGTATCGCAACACCAACTCTTGGTCAGTTCCTTGATGTGTTGCCATAAGCAGCGACCATCGTGACCACGCACCTCCATCGTGCAATTAGATTCACGGACTCTTCCGTAAACGAAGGGTTTCCATTCCATTCGTTCAAGCTGTGTTCCCCACATCAGCATGGAATCTATGCCAGCCCGAGCTCGAAGCTCGTATAACTGGCCCCCAGAGCCTCTCGTCTGCTCAAAGCAAGCAGAAGAGGACGCACCAAGCTCGTCAAAGGGCGAGCCTCTCTTAAGGTTAAGAGAGATTTCCTCTGTCACTCTGGACAGAAGACGGGAAAAGGTTGGATCTTCAAAGATCTGACGTATAGTCTCGTCATCACCTATATCCTCTTTGGTGAGGGTAGCAAGATGTTTTTTATAAGTCTCCTCTACGGTAACATCAGACAACGGAAGCGTAGCTCGTTTTGATTGGAACCAGGAGTACCATAGGTGTGTGTTCTTACGACAGAAGGCCGTTAGGCGACATCGCATCCAAGAACGTAGGTAACCTGAGGGCTCAAAGGAACCATCGTCAGGTTGGGGAGGGAGTTCGTTACGAAGATACTTCGCGAGAGGGTAGGTCAGAAGATATTTACATTTCTTCAGCCACACCGTCTCGGAATTCGAGCTATCTAAGTAGGCATGCACCTGGTTATCCAGGGCTGCTCGGATAAGAATGGGAGCATCGTGATGCTCGAGAACCAAATCTAATCCACGAACTAAAGCGACTGTCCTCTCGGGCAGGTCCGGAATCCTCTCAGAGGATGAAAGAACTCCGCTGGCGACTTCGCCAGGTTGTCGCTTACACACTAAATTCTCTTCTTGAAAGCCAGAACTACATTGCGGTAGTCTGGACATGAGAAGTCTATTTATTTATCAAGCGTATGTGTACGCAATTCGGTGCAAGTTTATAGTCTTAATCGACTATAGG